CCACAACCAACAATTAATTTCTTTACATGTTGGTGTAATGAGCCTATTACAGCACGGAACAATCTCAAGGTGCAAGGACCCCACAAGGTGGGTTCAAACTGTGATAACAGTTTTATCCTTTCCTAGGTGCCTTACGGGCACCACGCGCCTAGCTCACACTAGGAGGCTCAAAGAGCCCTTAGCTGCTATGCAGCCCACACCCCTTTAGTTTTCCCCAACTGGAGAAAACTCACGTTCTCAAAATAGGAACGCACCATCTGGGGATGTTGGCCACCTGACAAAGTATACATGGGCAATATGTCCACTGCATACATGCCAACTCCTATACAAAAGGAGATAGCTGCAACCCAAGCTGTAATAAAGGGAGCTTCATCTTTAAAAACGATGATTTTCCCTTCTTTACGAGCCGCAATCAACCTAGTGGTTAAGGGAAGCTTACCACTACGAAATTTACGAACCCAAGCTTGAGTAGGCAATTTTCCACTACCTTCCGGCACATCGACCGGAACTTTAATGGTAGCGCAATCATTACCACCGAAGCGTGTGAAATCAACACACGCATACAGATCTGGATCGGGATTTTTCCAGCCTGGACCCACTACCACCACTTGATCTGCTACTATGCAGACCTCCTGGCTTTTAGCATGATTCTCCATAAACAATTTATTTGTTTTGGGAACCGGTATTTCCATAAATGCTTGGGGTCTCCATGGTGCCCACCCACTATATTGTTTCTGGTGGAAATCACGGCAAGCATTCCAGGTAGGCAAATCATGCCATGTGTCCCCTTTCGCAACAAAAAAAGAACGAACACCATCAAAGAGTGCACGATCCTGATGCAAATAAAGTTCACGCAAGGCAACACCTACATTCTTATAAAGGGCTACTAATGTAGACCCCTGTTCAGGTATGACAACGTGCATGCTCGAAAATATGGCACTCAAATCCAGAGGAGCCAAAACACGACCATCACCCTGCACCTTGAAACCACGCTTTAAAAAATCTAATGATTGCAGTGGTTTAGCAAGGAATTCTGGAGCATTCTTATCGCTCCCATCAGTGATCTTAACACCAACAGCAGCGAGCTCCCTCTGAATGGTGGGTCCGTTAAAGGCCGAACGAATAATGGCTTTACCATTATCATCGTATCCTTCTAAAACGCCCCCAGTGAGACGTGGATCTATGGCAATAAGATTATCATCACCATACACAACTAACGAAACATATTGATGAAAATAGTTTCGTTCTACACCACTCACACTACGCTTATACACGTATCTGATCAATATCTCATTAAAAATAGAGTTCATGATAACAGTGATAGCGCAACCAGACGGTAAGCCAGCACGCACCTCATAAACTTGAGAACCACAGATGGAATATCTCCCATACATGGCCAAGATTAAGTTGTAACGCGCTACAGAATACTCATCATCTCCATAACACTTGTTTATCATTCGGGCTATTATGTCATACATTTGAAAATTCAAGAGCCCGTCAAAAGAAGCATAATCACCGTTAAGAGCCATAGGGCTCTTACTTGCCAACCGATCATACAGTTGGGTCCACTCCCTAGAATAAGGATTGATCCCAACTGCACTAGGCAAACGGTGTCTGTTACCCTGGAGAAAGGCAACAAAACGCCCTGTAAACTTTCTCAAAAGCAAATTATGTGGCATTGGCAGCACAGAGAAAGTTCGCGTCTTTGGAGTTAGGATTTTGCGCATGGGCAAGCGCTCATCCTTTGGCACCTCCATACACCACAACTCCGGAACCCGCTCGTACACCATCTTTTCAAGGATGGCATAGTCGCGATGTACCGAAGTTCCAGCTTTAAGGCGTAATTTTCCCTCAGGCAAATTAGGGTCCTGCTCTAAATACCGAGCTTTTCCTTTTTCGCCTGCCCCCCTCTCTAGGATATAGGGATAACCTTCTGAGGTGTTAGTGACGACGCAATCCACAAACACCTCATCGTCATTCCCATTGATCATCTCCTCATCGGTAAGGAGAGACAACTGTGGGGAACAATCGTACCAACGTTCCACCATCTCTTCTGCTATTTCATGCAAGATGACTGGATCCAAGTCCATCATTGGGCTCTCACACTTGGCAGTTGCCTGCCGGAGTGGGTCATAACCCTCAAACTTAGTACCAACCAGTCTAACATCATCACTATTCAAGATGGCTGGTTCTTTGGTTTCCACGGGTGAGGGAACCCTATAATCATCTGGGACTGATTCATACAGAGTTTTCCGTGGTGCACGTGGTAAATCGGCTGCTCCGATCCACCCAACTTTTGAAACTCCTGGTGTTTCCTTACCCGCCTCAGGAGTTAAATTTTTGGGTCCGGAATGTGTTGAGACCATGGAAGCATAATCCGGTAATAAAGCAGCTACCGAATAATATGACCCATTCGCAAGTTGCTCTCCCGCAACATGCATTCCAACTATCTTGTAGCCCTCTGAAGTTTTTGCTACAAGTATAGCGCCACAATCTTCCCTATGGCAAGGATATGAACCCACCCATGTTCGTGGGAGCTTATTGCTATAATCCCCCCCCCAAGCATAATTATCTATAATTTGTTCATGGGAGTTTAAAGCAACAGCACCCTCAAATAAATGCAAAAGGGGCTCATTGGGATCTGCCACTTTCATACCGGAGGTATATTCAGTGGAATCCCTTGCTAATTTGATAACAGTGCCTTTTATATTTACCATTTTGGGCAACTGCTGAACATCACGTACAAACAAACTTTCCATCGAAGGAGGGAGAGCGGAAAGTTGTGCATGCTTGTACACACAAATCTCGGTATTAGCAAACCGGATTAAATTTGGAGATTGCCCATCCAAGTTGGGATCCCAATAGTGTATTAAGGGAGCTTGGAACTCCCCTGCGTTATTCGAATATGAAATACGCACCAAAGAACCGGGGGCTATAGTCATAGCTTGGTGGTACGTTAAACATATTGAACGTGCTCGGAAACGCAGACCCGATATCAATCCCCCATCGGCCAAATCAATGCGCACCAGTGCATTTAAAGCATGGTCGCTCTCAGCAGGCCGTGATTTGGGCATTTGCCCAGAGTGCAAGTTGAGAGATGCTGGTCGATATACTCTACGCAAATTACGTGAAGCATATGAGCCCGCATCTGAAGAGTAGGGAATTGAAGAATGGAGTGACATCTTGGCCACTGCCGCACCTAAACCTACAGCCCCAGCCTGTTGGGGCACTCCACAACCAAAAATGGTCCGCAAAAGATTTATACAAGCGGACCCAAAAAAAAGAATTAAACAAATAGCAGCAAGCACTAAAAAAAGCTTACCACCATGTGCTGCAACCCAGTCGTACGCGTCACTCATAAAAGTGTGGACTCCCAGTTTGATAGCACGATCAGCCAGCTTCATCTCTGGCCGAGCTTTTTCTATATCTATACGCTTTTGGATTAAGCGTAAAACTGCACGCTCCGGAATAGACAGACTATCAAACAACTCTTTATGAGATAAAAGCGATGCTTGATTGAGTGTCTTTACGGAGTCAACATGTGTTGGTCCCTCAAGTAGCTGGCTAATGAATTGTTTAACAATACCATTAACCGACCACTCATGCAACAAGTCTCGAAAAGAGTCATACTTGTTGAGGGCAAGGGCCTCCATATCGCTTGGATCATATTTTTGTCCATATACTTCAACATTGCCATCAGCGTCCGTCGAAGTTTTGACAAAATCACCACGCATGGAAAGTGGATCATAAATGATCACCTTGCCGTCAACAAATATAAATCTTTGTGTGCTTGCCACACCCAAACCTGGTGTAACGGAAAGGGCGCTGTGGGAAAACCACATGGAATCATGTAAAATTTGATCCTTCACAATATCAAAAACGTCATGTGAGGATCGGGATGTGGACAAATAAAATTGGTATTCGGCATCTTGTTGTGCCATGTGAGCTTCCAATCTGTCCAAAACCTTGGAGCTCATCTCTTCCATCGTCATCCATTCGGATTGCGGAGCTTGATCAGTAGTATTTACAAATCGTGCCTCGCAAGATCCATATGGACTAGAAGGATCATACACTGTGCCTTCTTTCTTGCGGCATTGGACACAGGCATGCCGACGCCGCTGGTAGGCTGCAGCATCATGAATTTTCGCTGTAGTGGGCGCATCAAAAAAATTTGAAGTAGTAATAATTACGGAAGAATTAAATTCTGCGCCCTTTTCATCAACAGCGGCCATATTCAAACCATACGGCATGGTGGTCACCAATTGAATGAACTCTGATTCTATGGATGGTTGCGTATCCACAGAAGAGAGATCATCCACCACTACTATTTTCTGCTGGCGATACTTCGACCAAAAGCTATCGCGCGCATTCTTAAAATAAGTATTCTCAGCAGTGGTTCCAAGGTGTGTTGCCAATAGATTTTTATATGAATTGGCAAAAATAGATTTGCCACACCCTGCCTCGCCATAAAGGTACAACCAGAAGGGTACCTTACGGTACGAAGTCCTCCTCCCAGACTTCGTAAACTCCTTATAAACTTCATTCAACCGCTTGGTTAAATCAGCAACCAACCTAGCGTAATTAAATGAAGTTCCCTGCTTTGAGTTGCAGAGGAGTCTTTGGATGGTAGTGCCCTGGTTAAGGAGGCCCAATACTGTATCGACGATCACGCGATCCCCCTCTGGAGCAATTTCTGCTTCCAAAAGGAAATTTTGTGAATCGACAATCCATTGTTGAACATCTACCTGCACTAGAGAAGAAAGCTCCCGAAAAAAAGCTGCCTGTTTACCAGTCAACTTATCAAAAGCATAAGCTATCTTCTCTATAATCCACCCAAGAAATTGGCGCATCGTGGTAACACCCTTACGGATATTATCAATAGCCGTACCAAACTTACCCACATAAGTTAGGCTATCCAAAGAGGTATGCATCAAGCCAGACCCTATGGTTTCCACGATGGCGAGAGGAACGCCAAAAATAGCACCAACACTTTGTGTTGGCACATTACCACCACCCTTTAGAAGTTTGGGCACTGAATACATAGTCTTGGCTATGCTTAGGATAATGTGTCGTATCTGCGACAAAACACCCGTAAACATATCAAGACCACCACAGTAGATAGCCAGCAAACCTCCAATGAACAATCCAACTAGTGCTCCACCACTAGCCATTATGCTCATTTCCACCAAAAGTGATTCTACAAAGTAAACCACTCCCGCAGCAACCAAGATCCCTGCAGCCACAAATGCGCTACATTTAAGTACACGCACTGAAGCATCTAATTTTTCCATTAGATTGCGGGACCAGGAAACCGCATTCTGCCAAAAATTTTCAATTTGCGCTTTAGCAGAAGCGATCGCAGGCAAATGCACACCAATGCAATCATCGAAGGCCTTTCTCATCATCGCTATAAGCGGTGAGAAAAAAGCTTCTCCGACTGCATTAGTAGCAGAGCATACTGCTTTGGAAACAGAATCTTTGCACCTGGAGAGGAACGCCCTAAAACCGTGCACACTAGTTGATTCTCCAGTAAATTTAGCACGGATTTGTTTACAGGTAGCCAAAACTTCCTTATAAACAACTAATGGCGGACTACCACTAGCTAATCCAATATATGTATCCTGAATGACTGAATTAACAGGCATTAAAGTACAAATATCAGAAAGCTCCAAGATTAAGTGATATTCCAGCAAAAGACCTGGAACATACTTCCAATCCCCAACAAGAGCATCAGCTCTTGAAGTAGAAAAAAGCAATCCTGCATGTGAAGTGCAGGATTGAATCTTGGCAAAAGCTCGCAAATAGCAAGCTTTTGGAGTGGAGGCACAGCCAAAAGTGGCGTCCTCTGAGACATGGTCCACCCGTGTGAACCAGTCTATTTTCTTCTCCCTTAAAGGAGAAGAAACCACCTTTACCTGGGGCGGCAGCAGGGAGGATTCTAAATCCTCAACTTCCCTAGCTAAGGCCTTAAGATAGGCCTTATACGCCTTAAGGCGTGCTAGAGATTTGGCTTTATCAGCCAAAAGTTCTTCCTCACGTGCCACGCGAGCGAAGAAAGATTTGACATTTTTACGTGTGTCAAAAACACGTGTTGGCACACCAGCATCAAACTGGGCCAACAATTGTTTGCGCTCATCCTCAGCCATGATGGCGCGCGCTTCTTCAACAAGGTGGGCAACCTTGTTGAATTTGGCCTGAAATTTGGCCTGTGCAATGCGGATGAGGGCAGTCATCTGCTTATGAACAACGGCCGCATGAGACCGCACAATCCGGGCAGCGTGCCCGAATGTGATTGGAGTCCCCATGGCAGAGAGGAACCCAATTTGTTCGGTGTCCACAACTAGGACACCATCCACAACACAAGCGGCAACTTGTGTTGGTTTCAAATTCTTAGCCTCAGCTAAGAAAGTACAAGCAAAGTTGGCAGGCTTTGCTAATACACGCTTGCACAACTTATTCCGAAGTAATAAATGGGGCGGCAAAATTAAAAAACCGGAAGAAGCCATAATTGAAGAAGATGAGATATATGATAAAATGAAATAAATAAGAATATGATATACG